ACATCGTAGAAACTATTTTTCGACGCCTGCCGGTATGTTCCGCCGTCGTTGTAGCTGGTGATGCGGATGCCGTGGGCGCCACTGGCGCTGGCGTCGCGTACTCGGATGTTGGACACTTGGCTGCGCCCGACGCCTTCTAGGACTAGCGCGCCTGTGACAGCCGCCTCGTCGTTGGCGTCGATGGTCAGGTCTCGGATGCCAATGTGGAGCGTCGAAGGGTTTTGGCCAGAGTTGGGTTTGTTTTTGACCAAGGTGGTTTGGCTTGTCCCAGACACCGGGATAAGCCTAGTGCTGTCTATCGAAGCGCCCTGGAGGATCGTGTAGTTGTCGATCTCCAAGGCGGAGGAGATGCGATAATCTCCTAGCGGCAGGTAGACAACCCCGCCACCCGCTGTCGAAGCTGCGTCCAGAGCAGCCTGAATGGCCGCAGTGTCATCCGTCACCCCATTACCGATTGCGCCGAAGTCTTTGACTGATACAGTTTCTTGAAGTTTATTTTTTACTGTTCTAGAGACAGCACCTGCGGAACCCTGAGTGTAAGTAACCAGCGACGCATCAGTCGTGCCGATGGCGCCAACGGCATAATTGACGACCTCGATATTGTTGGCGCCAAGCGGCGGGGCAGCGGAGAACGTGAGCGTGGTGCCGGCTACGGTATATGTGGCGCGCTGCTGATAAACGCCGCTGATGTAGACAGACAGCGAATTGCCAGCGGCACCTGGGTCTGCGGCAAGCGTAAACGCAACAGTGCTGCCGTCTCCACTAAACTGCTGTCGCGTAATGGAAGTCGGAGCCCCAGCAGAGCCGGAAGCCTGCACGCTGGGATTGCCCGCGGCGTCAAAGATCAGAAACGAATTGGCGCGGGCGGCAGCGGCCGGCAGCGTCATATTCAGCGTACCGCCATCATCGACATGCGCTGGATCATATGGCGGAGCCATGAGCGTGCGCTTTTGTTCTTCGGCAAGTTGCTGGTCGAAGATCGTCAGCGCATCAAGCTGTTCGTTAATCGCGGCGGCGCGCAGATCGCCAGCCGTCACAAAGTCGGTGACGCGCTCAATATCGCGAGCGCCAAGGATGGTGATAGTATTGGCGGATGTAGCAGCGGAGACCAGGGTGACCGAGCCCGTGCCGTTCAGGTTTATCGTGACGGTGTAGTCCGTCGTCAGTGTCAGCTTAGTGCTGTCCTTGTAGACGGCAACGTCATTCTCATCGAGAACCTCGAAGGTGAACGCATATGGGCCGACACCGGCAGAACCGCTGAACACAACCCGGCGAGTGATTGCATTGATAAAGTAGTCAGCCATTTTTACCTCGTTCTACCAAATTCGCTTAGCTCTCGGACATTGGTTTGCATTCTGTCCGCAAGGTCGGGGTACATTACACTACTGGACGGCACTAAGCCATATTCGCGATATTCGTCCGCGCTGATTGGCTTGCGGAACCGCGGCGGCGCTTGGTCTTCTTCGTGCTCCGGTGCGACGCCAAACATGACTTTGCGTGCGGCGGCGCGATACTTGCTCACGATGCTGTCCACTTCAGACTGCAACTCGCCCTTTTGCACAATTGTGCCGCGCTTCTTAAACTCATCTACCCGCTCATTGATCGCCTCGATAATGGCCTTGTCCATGGTCAAGCCATCGAGTTTGATCTTTTTGGCGTAGAGCATCTTGTATTCGTATTCGACATCAGAGCCAATGCGCACGCCATCAATCAACGTGTTTGGCTCTGCAATCCCATAATCGATTGCGTTCAGATGTTGCTGTAGCAAGCTTGCTTTGCCCCGCACCATGTAGGCTGGCAGGTAAGCCATCTCCAGCTTCGTTCCGACCTCTTCGCCATACGCATCCAAGCGCGGCTGGACGCCAGCGGAATATATTGGCACGCGACTGCGCAACCTGTTCCACGCCTCAAGAACCCCGGCGATGGCCTTTGGGTTGTCCACGCCGAGCGGACGCTGATCCTCCGTGAACTTTGTAGATGGAATAGACGGATCAATCATGCGCTCAATTTTTGCCGACAAGGCGCTGTTTGCCAGGTTCACTCCAGGCGTGGCGTTCAACGCAAAATTGCCATAAATTTTCGTCAGGCCGGTGACTATCTGGGTTAGCTTGTTGCCGGCATCGCTTTCGTATGGGTTGCCAGCGATAGTCATCAGTTCACTGATCGCCGTCATCACTGGGATATTCGTCGAGAACTCGGATAGCGACAATGCTGCCGCGCCGACCATCTCGCTCATAATCGTTTCGTCGGGGTCATATGCGGAGAAATTGGTGGCGTCGCTGATACCAGCCGCGAGCAGGAACGGAATGCTGACCGGCTCCAGTCGCGATAGGCTGACAAACAGCTTGCCGTTAAACTGGTCTCGGCCATATGTGACGGCGTCCGCTCCAAGCAATTCACGCAACTTCTCAACGCTGGCGTCGTCATATGTGCCGGGGCCAAGCACGAGCGAGAACTGCTGCCAGCCCGATGCCCGCAAATTGCTTTGCTGCTTTCGGTCAGATGGACCTGCGCCCGTGACATGGCCATTCGCCGTAAGGGCATAAGCGGACATGGCCAGCATGCCGCCAGTAGCGACGCGCCCGATAGCAAGGTCACGGCGGCGACCGCCCGCGTTGTAATCGTTCCAGAACTTCGGCGACGCAAAGTTCAGGATTGGCGTGCGAGCAGAGCCTTCATTCGCAATATTGAACAGCGTGCGATTGAACATCATCATCGGCTTCACTGCCGGATGGTTCATGGTTTTCTCAAAAGCCCACTGGGTGCGGCCCACCGCTGTCTTTACATCCGGGGCCTGTTGCAGCGTGATAACCTTGCGGAAATCGTCCGCGGTCTTAATCATCTTGTCCGTGGGATTGTCGAAGATGTCCTGCGCCGCCGCTTGCGCAATCTTTAACGCATCCGCTTCTGGCGTACCCTTCGCAATCTCGTCCTCGAAGACCTTGCGCGCCGCTCGCTGGACATCTTCATGCAATTGGATGCGTTGTGCAAACCCGCCAACAAATTCATCCGCTGCTTGCAGGCTTTTGAAAGGGACGCTGTAGACCGCTCCCATATAATCAATGGCGTTGCCCAGAGCCCCCGCGCCGGGATGCCCCGACAGCCTAGCCTGCTGCAATCCCTCACTAAGCAGATAGTCCCCGCGGATGGGGTTGAAATTGCCTTCGCCCTTTGGCCCACCAGCCGTGTCCTTGAGCGACGACGCCATCAAGCGCCAGCCATCACTGAAAGCGCCATATAATGCCAACGTCCGCGCCGTTACATCGTTCATGGTTGTGCGGTCAGCGTCGTAACTCGCGCCAAACATCTTGCGGAGGCCCTGCCGCGTCATCCCAATGGGGATAGATGCAAGTTGATCCACATAGTCAGCGCCGAGCATAAGGGTTGTGCCGGCCAAGTTATAAAGATGCGTGTCGGGGTTGCTGAGCAGCACGGACTGGGCGCTGTAGACGGCGGCGTCCCACAGCCTGCCAGATAGGCCACGCTGCAACAGCTTGTTTTTCGCTGCGCGCTGCTGTGCGGCGGTGCCGGTGACGCTGGTATATTGGTTAGCTATGGCGAGGAGGTTAGTCTCGCCGCCCATTTCATTCAGCGCTTGATTGAGGCTGCGCAGATCGTCAGCCGGCAAGGCGGAAGCTCGCTTGAACGTGTTCAGCGCGCGAGCGACATCTGTCTGCGCGGACTTCATCTGGTCCATGATGACAATGTGCCTGGCCATGTGCTCGCGCAACTGTAGCTGCCCGGCTTCGTCAAGCGTGCCGGCGGTCATGCGGGCCATCAGGTCATCCAATTGGGTCGCACTGGCATCATGCAGATCAATCAACGCCGCCATGTTGACCGCAATCTGGTTGCCACCAATTTTGGTCGTCATGTCCTGCTGGCTGAAAATTGAGTCCAGCGCGTTCTGCGAGATGCCGCGGTTTCGCGCCTCATCATAGATGCTCTGAACAGTGCGAGTGCCTTGGTCTTGGACATCTTTCGCCATCGCCTGCACGGTCGCGGCAAGTTCGTCGCTGTCATAAAAGCGCGTATTGATTGGCCCTTTAACGATGCCGGCCTCTGTCATGGCGGCAGACGGCGACGGGGCTTGGCGCGGCTCCCCTAATTCCGCAGCGCGCGTGGCAACAGCGTCTTTCAGCTTTTGCTCAGCGACTGGAGGCGGAGACACTATCGGCGGCGTCTCATCAATCTGCTCGACGACCTGGGTTGCCGTATCCCCAGGCAGCGTTTCGGTAGGCGCTGGGGCAGGCTGAGCGGGCTGCGGTTGAACGCCCGGCTGTTGTTGTGGTTGTTGTGGTGGTTGTTGCTGTGGTTGTTGTGGTTGTTGCGATTGTTGCGGTTGTTGCGATTGTTGCGGTTGTGGTTGTTGCTGAGCGGCTTTGGCCTTCTTCAGACGCTGAACATCTGGTTGCGGCTCACCAAAAATGCCGCGCAAAAGTTGCCATGTGCTGACCATTATAGCCTCCCAAATAATTTGCCAAGGCCACCAAGTGCCCCACTGATAATCCCACCGAGACCTGCGTTTTTTGCAACATCCTGAGCAGGCTTGCGAGGGTCTGTGCCGGGCGGTAGATCAGCGCCGGCTTCTTCGGCTATCTGCTGCCGCACAACCGTCTCGCCGCCGGCCTGGATTGCGCCGGACCCAGCGCCCATGGCTATCTGCCGCTGCGTCATCAGCTTGGCGAGTTCTGCCGCCAATGCTTCGCGGCCAAGCGCCCCCGCCGCAACTCTAGCCGGCAGCACAAAGGCGGCACCGTAAGTCGCAATGTCCTGCATCAAGCCGCGCGCCATTCGGTAGGAGCCCGCAGCCGTCCAATTCGGCAATTTCTCATAAACATTCAGCATGTCGTTGAATGTCACGAAATCATCCGTCGAGCCGCGCTTGACCAAGGCAGCGAACTGGTCCAGCATCCCTGGGCGCAACTCTATCTTGCCCAATGGCTCTTGCGCTTTGTCGCTTATCTTAACTGGGCCGCTCCGCAGGTAAACGGTCTCTCCAGGCTTCGGAGCATTAGAGCGCTGATAGCTAGTCGGCCCAATCGGAATGTCGCCATCGACCAAGCCAACAGTCTTGTAGTTAAAGTCGGCGATCAGATTGATGCCAAACCGCCCAGCTTCTTCGTCCGTGCCGGTGAACGGCTTGCCCATCATTAATCGATACATGCGCTTAGACGAATTAAGCCACTTCCGGCTCCCCAGCAAATCCCCTTCTGTGGTCTTTGGTTGAGTGTCTGGGTCAGCCGAGAATATCGCGTCGGTCAAGGCGTTGAATTGTTTCGCGACATCGATTTCGGTGCTGCTTTGATCAGTCATCGCTATCGCTCCAAGATACCAAGGATTGCATTAAGCTGCTGCTTAACACTGTTCCGTTCAGCGTCTCTCCCGTTCCAAAAACCGCCAGGCACTATTTCGTCGAGCTTTGCCAGCGCGTTCTTTACCGCTGTAATGTCCTCTAAATCTATCTTTTTGAGATACTCGCTTGTGCGCTCGTTTCCCCTAGCCTCGCGAATGGCGTTGGATAAATCATCTTTGCGCTCCCGCTCATCCCTGCCTTTCTTAAACAGATCAATGGCGCGCTGATCATTATAGGCCCACGGCTGCTCAGGATTTTCTTCGTTATGTTTGTCCACGATCCCTGTGACAGCGGCCACTATGCGTGCAGTCTCTGCCTTATTTGGCTTGGTCTGCATATTCTCTGCCACCTGGGTCAGGGCTTTCTTATCTTCCTTCTTCTCGTCTTCCAACATCTGGCGCAGCGCATCGCGTCGGCTGGCAGGGATGCCGAATAGGTCCATCCGCTCGGTCAGGTCTCCCTGTGTGAGAATTCCGCCATTCCTTATGTCGGCCCTGATCTCGTCAATATTCTTGTAGTCGCCAGCAGTGACCCTCTCAGTCGGCTCGTTAATGTTCCTTATCTGCTCTGAGGAAACGCGGCCTAGTTCGCCCAATCGGTTTAGCTGCGCTCTCGCCGCCGCTTGCTCCTCTGGCGTGCCATATCTAGCCTGATATATGGCCGCATCAACTGCCTGGCTGATTGAGCGGTCTTGCTGAATGCGCGCGCGCTCGCTGGCCTGGTACTGAGCGCTGTCTTCGGTGCGCCAACGCTGCATTACATCCGCCCGCTCTGTCTCCGTCAGGCCGTCCCATATGCTTTGGTAGCGCCCCCACCTAGCATTGCGGTTCGGCACTTTGCCGCCCTCAATGCCATTAGCCACCAGAGCGCTGACCTTCGCCTCATAGACCATCTTTTGGATTAGAGCAGGCGTTTGGCCAACAATGCTGGGGTCACCTGTGGCCACGGCGGCATCGTTGATCTGCCGCGCAATCATAGCGATCTGGACATCCATTTCTGGCGTGCCATCTGGTGTAACCCCACCAGCGCTGTTTTTAACAATCGATTCAATCAGGCGCGGCGCATCTTCGATGGCGGAATTAAAGCGCGCCACATTGCCGGAGTTCGCCAGCTTGTATCGGCGCTCAAGCAACCCTTTGTACACAGAATTGGCAGACGATGCCGCGGCAGCGCGGTACTGGATAGCCTTCTCTGGATCAAGCGACGCAAGAACATCAGCATAGCCGTCGATCATGCCTTCGACGCGAGTGTTAAACTCACCCGGATCGACCAACACGCCAGCATCGACCATCGCATCAAGATTAACCAGTTCCTGCTGGGTCTTGATCTCCAAGTCTGTCTTTAGCTGGGCTACAGCGGTAGCGCGGCTCGCCCGGCCAAACACGGTCCAGTCATCGCCGACAATCTCACTCACGTCGCGGCCACTGGCCAGCGCGTCCTTTATCTGATCGGCGGTAACTGGGTGCTCGTATCTATATTCGATGCCGGCCTGCTGGGCCTTTGCTTCTGCCCGCTGGAAGGCAAACGAACTCAGGCGGTCCAGCGCATCCGACATGCTCTGGAAGCCGACAGCCTGCGCCTGCGCCGCGCGCGTGAAATCGATTTCCGGGATGCGGCTGACCAGAGATGAGCGGCGTTGGTAGACAGGAAGTTCAGCCATTATATCGGTCCCACATTGCCGCCCATGTCAGCGCGCACGGCAGTCATGCCTCCGGATACATAGCCCCCACCTGCTGGCGGGCCACCCAGGAGGCCAGCGTTAAGCCCGGCCCCTGCGACTTTCGTAACAGCGCTGATAAGCGCCCCCGTCATCAGCCCGCGGGCTTGCCGCTTATATTGCTGGGCTTGCAGTTCCCCGGTGCGCTTCTCGATAGTCTGGGCGTCACGCTGCGAATAAAATTCCAGCGCGCCTTGCCCCATCGCAAATTCCATCAGCTTGCCGGCACTGCCGGAAAACGGGTCAATCCCGCCAGCACCAGCGCGAGCGTTGATCGTCGCGTTCGTCCGCACAATTCGCTGGAGCGCCGCCACGCCTTCTTCCCGCGCCTCAAGCGCCCGCTGGTTTGCAACAAGCCTGGCTTGCGTAGCTTGCGCCATCAGGCCAGCAGCCTGGGTGCGCGCTTGCATAACCCCGCTGACGGCGGATGCGGCGGCGAGCGCTACGGCGGCAATTGTTTCTATGCCCATTTCAGACCCCTACGCTCACTTTGTAATCCAGGCCAAGCACAGTCATCTTCAGCGGATCGCCCTGCGTTAACGTGATCTGGCCATCGTAGCTGTAGCCAAGGATCGAGCGCAATGTCTTGATCCCGGTATAGCTCGGCACAGCGATATCCAACACCGCTTCATCAAACTCGCGGAACGGCACGATTTGGTTGTTAATGCTCAAACTCTGCGTGTCATATAGATTGGCGCTGATCTCGAAGATGCGCTTTTTGTAACTGCGGATGGAGCCACGTTTCAGAGACGGCTCGAACGGCAAGGTCTTCAGCGTAGGCGTGAAAGCAAGGCCGACTTGATAACTCGCAGTCGCTGGGGAATTGAATGTAACAGTGTAAGGACTGCCAGGAACAGTCTGGTCAGGCTCAAGCAAGCCATCCCGTATAATCTTGACAGTCTCGCCTTCAAGGTGCGCGAGCGCAACACTAGACGCCGCTCCGCCAGTCTTAGCGCAATCCAACAACGTGTCGCCATCAAACGCCTCCACATAATAAACATCAGCGCCGTTGATACTGCGCTTGACGACCGCATAGATCGTATCAATGTCCACGCCTACGTTTTTGAACTCGCCATCGGTTGTCCATTCGGATGGGGCGATGACGTTCTGCGAGCGCAAGATTGTGTAGCAAGCAATGCTGCCATCGTCGCTGTTGACGATCAATAGCCGGTCGCCCTCATCGGTGCTGGTCGCAACGCGCACCGTCATGTCGCTCGGCGACTTCAGCAGATGCGAGGACAGCAGGCTGATCTTGGCGCTGGCATAGGCCGCGACGCTGTCCGAATAGATAAACTCTTGCAGCGCTTTGCCTTGGCGCTGGATGTACAGCGTGCCGCCATCTACGTTTTGCACTCGCACCCCAGCCTTCACGCCAAACGCTGTCTGCTGCTTAACGATCAGCTTAGCCGGCGTAATCGGCTCGTCCAGAGTTTGCGGAACGTAGAACTCGCCGCCGGTCGTGAACACTTGCAAGTGTCGCCCGCTGTACAGATCGACGATGGCGTTAAACGTGCCAGTGTCCAGCGTCGCCTCGACCGCATCGTCGTCAAGCGCCTCGTTCGGCGCAAAATCGAAAAAGCCGGAGACGCGAGAGCCCCACAGCGTAGATGGCCGCGACCGGCTCCCGCCGAAATAGAGGCGACCCTCGTGGAACGTAACAGCGCGAGGCCAGCCGCGGGTGGAAGACCAGGTGTCCTCATAGCCGTGCTCAGACTGCCAACTACCAGCGGATATGGTTGACGTGTCGAAGAACGGCACCTCAGCATACGCCTTCACTTCGGTATCGCTGACGTATTCGATAATGCGGGCGCGCCCAAAACCATTGAGCGCTTCAATGTACTCGTTCACCGCAGCAGGCTTGAAAGCCTTCACTTCGTAGCTTGATGTTGCGTTTGGGGCAATGTCCCAATCGGGGTAGACCGTCAACACCTTGGTTGAGGCAACATAGTCTTCAACGTGTCGCGTCTGCCCAGCGCCAGTGCCGGAAGTGATCTCGATAAACATGCCGTTGGGCTGATCATTAGACGTGAAGCTGGACGCGGCCTTCAGCGTGATCGTGCTAATCGTGCCGCCCTGCGCGTTACCAGTATCGGTTGTTACGCCGCTCGCTGTGATTGTGACATTGCCGGTGGCTGCGGATGGGGTTATGTCGAAAGTCGGCTCGTGCGTATCAAGCTCGAAGGCATATTTCGGAATAAACTCGAATGGCACGACGCTGGCCGTCCAACTTGCGTCCGTCGCTCCGCGTACAATTCGCAGCGGCTGAACATCTTCGTGCGCGATGATAACCGTGTCGGCTGATTGAGCCCATGTCATCTCGTTCACAACGTCAGCCGTCAAGACTGCAATGCTCAGGTAGTCATTGCCACTGCCGTTGATATTCGCAATTAGCGCCCCGGCTTTGAATACATACATCCGGCCCGGCGTAAATATCAGCATGTAGCTGTCGGAGGTTGAGAACTGGAACGCAACACAGCGAGTGGCATTTGCTGCACCAGCGTCCAACTCCGCCACAAATTTCGTGCCGTCGCGCCGCACTGCTCCGCCTTGTGGCTGGATGGACACATTTTGCGCCGTGGTCAGACCAGAGCGATATTGAGCCAGATCGACGCGAGCCCGCAACTTCGGGTCCATCTCGCCGCTGGTAAAATCATTCTGGACGAACACCACCCTCATGCGCGCGCATCCACAAGCGGAAATTCTTGAATTGCCTGGGCTGGCCGGTCAGTGCCGTCGATGACCATCACTACGCGACACAGTCCGCCGCGCATATTCTCACTTGGGTTACCATAAGCCAGTGAGTGGAAGTAATTCGCCTTGTCGATCTGGTCAGTCACCGGCTCCGCGAACTCCGCGGCAAGCGCGTGCTTGAGCAGCCGCACAAACGGCGGCGGCATCGACGCCTCGGTAACCTGGTACTGGTAATCGATCCAGACTTGCTCATAGTTTGTGAACACGCTGGTGCCATAAATCTCAAACCCACGCAGCGGGGCAGCGCCTGTTGAACTGCTATTAAAAACAGCTTTTGGCGTGCCGAGAATATCACCCGGCATCTGGTAAGCGTATTTCCATTCGTTGATGGGGGCAGACGACAGCCGTGCCAGCTTTGTCTTTTTGACCGACCAGGAATACGGATACATCATCAGAAGCGTGTCGCGGATGTTGCCATAAAGGCGGTCGGCGACCTGCGCCTCATCCGTGCCGTCGGCGAAACTAGAGAGCGGCGCAGCGCCCAGCATGATCAATGCGTCCGAGCAGATGCTAAGTTTCGAGTCGCCAGCAGCCATTGCCTATCTCCGAAAGAGGAAGGGGCGGGCCGAAGCCCACCCCAGCCTGTTAGTCGCTGTCGGTAGCCGCCAGCGTCGTGCCGTCAGCCACGTCAACTACGCCGCCAGAGTTCGAAAGAACCTGGGTCAGCGTGCAGACAGCGGTCGAACCCGTCGAGGTCACACAATAGATCAGATCGCCCACTTCAAGAGTGTCCGACAGATCATTGAAGTAACCTGCGGTGTTGACCGTCGCGATGGTGTCGGCGGTCTTATAAGCGTAGATGCCTGGAGCATTGCCACGCTTGGAGGCCGCTACAGTAGCAAAGCCGTCAAGATCAAAAGCCATGTCTGGTCTCCTTACTCGGTGCTGCTGATCTTGACGATGCCTTCGTCGTCAATGGCAACCGCACCAGCGGAGAACATCGACGCGACCAGGAAGCTGGTCTTTTCGGCAATGTAGTTGATCTCGCTGCGCTGGTTCATGCCAATGCCGAGGCCAACAGCGTCGCGGTGGAATGCGAAGCTGGAGCGGGTCGATGGCAGCGGCAAGCCACCTTCGTCGCGGTCACCGAGCGTGATGAACTTGAAGCCCAAGAAGGTATCGAGTTCACCGCGGGCCAGCGCCTTGACGGTGGCGAAATCGCTGGAGGTCAGTTCCTGCTCATCCAACAAAGCGGCGAGGCCGTTTGCGTGAATGATCATAAAGCGGCCTTCCATCGGCACGTTTTTCGTGTCGAGGGCCTTTTTAGCGGCCAGCAATTTAGCAAGGTTCAGGTTCGTGCCGACGCCGCCAATGTCGGTGCCGACAGTGGACGGAGACGAAGCAGCGTTCAGCGCGTCGATGACAAGCTGGTCCATGCGACGGCCGATAGACGCGCCGACAACCTGCACCAATTCGCGGCGCTCATCGAAGTTCACCTTCTGCTGCTGGAAGATGTCGCTGTATTCAGCAGCGATATAATCTTCCATCGTCGCAGAGACTTGCGAATAGGTGACGTTGAGCGGGGTCACGTCCGTTTGCGGGACGCGGACAGTAGCAGTACCCTTACCAATTTTGGGGAACTTAACTACGTTACCTTCGACGTTGTTACGTTCGCGGGTTACGCCGGCAAGCGCGCGATTAGCCTGATACGCTTGCTTGACTTCCGCGTCGAACAACTGAACGAAGGCTGAGGAAATGCCGATTGCCATTTCCGATTCTCCTTCAAGGAAGTTGCGGTTGATTGCAATCAGTTGTCCGCGGTGCGGGCCAATCGCTTAGACAAGGTAGCGCTCTTGTCTCCAAGCGTTTTTGACGGGCCGGTGGGTTATCCGCTTTTGCACATATACGATTAAAAAGCCCGGCTGTAAAGCCGGGCTGCAACTAGAAGAAATCCTGCTGGGCCTGTCCGCCGTAGACTTGCTCGAACAGCTTCTCAACTTTTTGTCGATATGCCGGATTGGTGCTGTACTCTGGGCTCCCGACCATAGCCTGCAATTCCTCTTTTGATGGCGCACCTTCCGGTTGAGCCACGTTGATTGGAATGGCCTGGTCTCCGTAATAGCGTCGCACCTTTTGCAACGCCCTCATGCCCTGCGCTGTGCCAGCCATAATGCGGAACTCATCGAAGTCGTCCTCGCCCCAGACGCCTTTGCGGACCAAACCTTGCGCCCAATCCGTCACCGACTTAATCGTTGCGTCGGCATTTGGTCCCAGCTTTCGATATTCCTCATCATAGGATACCTTGGCCTGGTCAGCCTCCGCGCTGGACAACTCCAGGAACTTGCTGCCAAGCGCCTCAAAAGCGTCCTGGGAAATGCCGTTTTCCTTAGCCCAAGCGCGATAGGCCGTGAACAGCGCGTCATCTTCGCCGATATTAGCTTCTGAGAATATGCGAGTATCGTATTCGTCGGGCGTCTTGTGCTTGCCCTG